CGACGATGCAACAAATGAACTGAATTTGTTGGAACGCAAAACGCACTACTTGGCGCAGTACGTTAAAATGATTAATGGCATTGAATACTACGTCAAGCTGGTGTATTGGTTGGCATTTTTGACATGGGGCGCGTGCATATTGTATGACCGCACCTTCACCCTGAAAACGGCCGGGTTATTCGTTTTATTCACGGGCATCGTTCTCATGCAGAACAAAATCATGGACGCGGCATCTGCCCTGGTTTCAAACGTGCAATGAAGCATTTTAATGATGCATTTAATAATAATTTAAACCAAACTTGATGCATGTTATTAGAAATTAGAAGGGAACATGGACCAAGACATTGACATGACCGCCCGCCGAATGAATAAAGCAATCGTGAACTTGCCGGACGACCTAATCATACACATTTACACGAAAATACTCAAAAAATATCGGTTGCATGAAGGGAAATTCATTAAACTCATCGATTTTGAAAGGTACAAATTTTTGGAGAACTTCATTTACCGAAAAATGGTTAGTTTCTATCGCGTGCGTTTTGGTGGCGGCGATGAGTATAGAATGCGATACATATTGGCCAATTTCAGTCGTTTGCCAAACAGGAAAAGCATGTTGGCTGAGGGGGATTGGCCCGTGGTTGACGATGACCTGATGGACGTTGACATGACTGTCAATGAAAACACGGTGACTTATGATGTGACGCGATACAGACTAAAAAAGATTGAAGATTTGAATACAAAATACATCAACCCATCAATGTATCACAGGGGAGATTATAAAGATTATGACTGGGAAGTCATTCATTATACCTATGAAATTTGAATCGTGTAACACCTTCAAAATGCGGTGTTCATGTCGAAGATGTCGTCCGTCTTGGTTTTCTCGGCCAGCGCGTATTCGCTCACCTTCTTTTCAAAGAAGTTGCACACGGACGGCAGGCTGATCATTTCCATGAAGTCAAATGGGTTCGCGGAACCGTACAGCTTGTCATACCCCAGCTGCACCATGAGCCGGTCCGCCACGAACTCAATGTACTGCGTCATCAGCTTGGCGTTCATGCCGATGAGGCGGCACGGCAGCGCCTCGCAAATGAACTCGCTCTCAATGGCCACGGCTTCGCGCACGATTTCCGCCACGCGCGCCTTCTGCGTGCGCTTGCTCAGCTTGTTGTAAATAAGCACGGCAAACTCGGTGTGCAGCGCCTCGTCGCGCGAAATGAGCTCGTTGCTGAACGTGAGACCCGGCAGCAGGCCGCGCTTCTTCAGCCAAAAAATGGAGCAGAACGCGCCCGAAAAAAAGATGCCCTCCACGCAGGCGAAGGCAATGAGCCGGGTTTGGAACGAGCTGCGCTTGTCGTGGATCCAGCGCTGCGCCCACTCCGCCTTCTTCTTGATGCAAGGGAACTCGTCCATGGCGTGGAACAGCTGGTGCCGCCGGGCTTCATCCTTGATGTAGCTGTCAATCAGCATGCTGTACACCTGCGAGTGGATGTTTTCCATGGCAATTTGAAACCCGTAGAACGCGCGCGCTTCCGCCAGCTGCACGTCCGTCATGAACCGCACCGCCAAATTCTCCAACACGATGCCGTCGCTGGCCGCAAAGAACGCCAGAATCATGGAAATGAAGTAGCGCTCGTCCTCGTTCAGCGCGGTGTTCCAGTGCACCGCGTCGTGGGACAAGTCAATCTCTTCCGCGCGCCAAAAGCAGTCCACCTGCTTTTTGTACATGTTCCATATGTCGTTGTCCTTGATCGGGAACAGCACGTAGCGGTCGTGGCTTTCGGTGAGGATCAAGTCTTTGACTTCCTTGACTTCCTTAACTTCCTTGACTTCATTGACTTCCTTGACTTCCTTTCGCAATAAAACGTCGTCCACAAGGGCATCTGCAGGGGGTGTCGTCATGGGTTTATTGATTGATTGCTTAATGCGCGCGATGTGTATTAGATTGTTGCGTTGTGCTTAATATATTTATATTCAATATTTTATATAACACGCAAAAACTAGTGGTTGTCTTCATTGCACCAATGAGTCCAACAATGTTCATACAGTCGCCGCACGGATTAGCATGCGACGGGTGCGGCATTGCCAAGGACGACCTGCACGAATTGGATACCGTGGAAGAACGGGACGAAGTGGTGCACGAGCTGTTCCGCAGTGCGGGGCGCATTCGCGCAGCCACGGCGAGCAACCATCTGCTCCTTCCCATTTTTAGGAAATACAAGAAAGCATGCCGAGAGATATTGCAAAATAAAAAGAAAGAAGCCGAACAATTCGCGCGACTGGGCGATTATTGCGACGAGTGCGCGCACGACCCGCATCAACAAACCCATGATTTAAAATGCATCCAATATGAAATGAGAGATATTCACAATCAAATCAAGAGTTTAGAAGAAATGCAATGGACCGACGACGATTCGGAGTCGGAGTCGGATTTGGACTCGGACTCGGACTCGGAGTCGGACTCGGAGTCGGACTTAGAATGTTCCGATCATGAATCCGAAGACGAACCTTCGTCGGATTCGTCGGATTCGTTGGCCGAGTCGGAGTCCGATGATTCCGATGATTCCGATGATTCCGATGATTCCGGATTGAGTGAGGTGACGGAGTTTTTAAGACAGTCTAGTCTGGATTTGAATGAATGAATGTTCCATGTCATTTTAATCCGCATTCTCTCTTCAGCAGGCCATAGGGCTTGAGCAAGAGCGCCAAGCGTCGCCGTCGTTCCGCGAAAATGCGTTTCCAGCGGCGCTGAACCAACCGGATCCAGAACGTTTTGATGATTGCCACGCATTCGCCGCCGGGTTCCATCATCACCGTCTGCACAATTTCAAGCAGCGGATACAGGTTTGGGCGACTAACAATGTTCCAATACGCGCGCACGTTTCCCGAATATTGGCGGGCAAAAATCGGACGCGGATACGCCGAAATCAGGTCAGTGTGGTCGTCGTCGTACAACTCGGACAACGAAATGTGGAACATGAACAAAAAGTGGCCTTCAACCCGCGGTTCGCATGGACCGTGCAAAAATTTATTGTATAATTCGCATATGCCCAATTGATATTGTTGATGCATTTGGATTACCATTGGTTAATGTTTAATGCAACATCTTTATTACATTTTGAATTTATGTAAATGGAAAAAATATTTATATGTATATATATAAACATACATACCATACCATGAATTCCAATTTACGCAGCATCTCTCGTTCATTCATGTCCGGATTCAAGTCGGTGGAATCAAGCGCATCCACAATGTCCACCGATAAGAACGTGTTGTACATCATGCTCGTCATCGCGGTGGTGAACGTGCTGGGATATTTGATGATGGGCAATTTTGAGGCGGTTGTATTTTTCGCAATTGTTGCATATTTAAGCACATTTTTCACTAAGAACATGGTCTACGTGTTTTTGATTTCCATACTGGCAACCAATTTTCTCATGGTTTCAAAGGTCAATTATTTCAAGTTTGCGAATGCAAAGGAAGGCATGAAGAACAAGCCCACGCCCTCGGCCAAGCCCTCAGCCAAGCCCTCAGCCACGCCCTCGGCCACTCCCTCAGCCACGCCCTCGGCCACTCCCTCAGCCACGCCCTCAGCCAAGGCCACGCCCAAGCCAACCAACAAGGCGTCAAAAAAGACGAGCGGGGAAAAAAAGAAGGAGGGCATGAACGGAAAGCTTGCGCCGGCCAAGTTTAACAACAGCGCCGACGACTCGGAGGACGATGACGGCGATGCCGCCCCGTTCCCAAGCTCAAAAGCCCAGGAAGCCAAAAACGTGGAAAAGGCGCACGACAATTTGCAGAGCCTCGGCGGCGGCATGAACGCGCAAACCGATCAGGTCATGCAGCAGCAAAAGATTCTCATGGATAACATGAAGACCATGCAGCCCTTTCTTGAAACGGCCGAGCGATTTCTTGACAAGTTCAACATGAAGGGCATTGACGGCCTGATTGGAAAAATCGGACTGGGTGCGACTCCCAGCGCGACTCCCAGCGCTTCAGCATAATAATCAATGATCTGCTGATCAATGGATCAAATCCCATTTTAAAATATATTTAAATTATACACAAATACAATTTAAATCAACCAAACACATCCAAGCACATCCAAGCACATCCAAGCACATGGTTACAACTGCGAGACGTTGTCCACCGGGCGTGTTCTGCATTGAGAACGTGTCGTTCACGTTTTTGGCAATCATATTCACGGGAATCGTCGTGTATTTCATGAAGGGACCGTTTCAACACCCATCGCACCAACCACTACAACAACAACAACAACAACAACAACAACAACAACAACAACAACAACAACAACAACATCCATCCATGTTTCAGTCACGCGCCAATTATGGTGTGAGCAACGCGCAAGAAGACGTGCTGTTGAATCCGTATGTGCCGCCGCTGCGCGATGACCGCAGCATGGACATTCGCGGACCCGTTACAGTTGCAGTGCCAATCAACGTGAGCACACAGGGAACCGGGAATGCAGCGTATCGCCAGGTCGGCATTTTGACGCGCATCAACGGTCCCGAAACCATTCTGCCTCTCATGGGACGCCCCCTGTTCCGAAACCGCGACAAGTGGCAGTTCTACACGATCAGCGAAAAGAGCAACTTCATTAAGCTGCCGATTTCGGTGAAGGGGCGCAGCTGCACAAACGAGTACGGGTGCGACAACGTGTACAATGGGGACACTGTGTACGTTGAGGGATACAATGACGCGTTCAAAGTGACCGCGTACGATAATTCGGTCATGCAGTATTTGCCGTTCTAACATTTTAAGTGCAGTTTGGCAAATCATTTTCTCCGCCCACTTTGCAAGTTTCCACAAATGACGTCCACTCATCCTGTGATTTTGCAATCATGTCGGAAACTTTGTATGGACTGCACCCTGGTGTATATGAAGCCACCGAACCAGCATCTGCATAGCATGAGTTAGTTGCATAATCATATGTCCAACCTCCCATGCACTCGAACTGTTTTGCTCTGTTTGCATTAGTCCAGCACGAATTGAATACTGGTTCTGTGGTGCAACCTGGTGAATCCTGCAGGCCGCATTTTTGGTAAAAATCCGCGAAGTCATTATGATCTGTCATATTCACATTGGAAACTTTGTAAACGCACCCGGGAATATTTGCAGCCGCAGAACCAGCGGTTGGCGTGCACGTGTCAGCGGCGCTATCATATGTCCAGCCTCCCATGCATCGTCCCGTCAAGGCTCGGTTCGCATTGTTCCAACATAAATTGGAAGCGGGGACAGGTGTTGGTGCAGTGGTCGCGGTTGGGCCGGCGGTTGGCCCCGTGGTTGAGCCCGTGCAGTTTGGTGAATCAGCCACTTTGCAAATTCCCTTCCATGCCGCAAAACCATCCGGCGTGACGGTATCAGCATTCATGTCCGAAACCTTGTATGACTCGCACCCTTTTATCTGTGAAGTCGCAGAACCAGCGGGTGGCGTGCACGTGTCAGTGGCGCTATCATACGTCCAGTCGCCCATGCATTGTCCCTTCAAGGCTCGGTTCGGGTAGGACCAGCATAAATTGGAAGTTGGTACCGTGGTTGATGCGGTGGGTGTTACAGTTGTTGCAGTGGGTGTTGCAGTTGTTGCAGTGGGTGTTGCAGTTGTTGCAGTTGTTGCAGTTGTTGCAGTGGGTGTTACAGTTGTTGCACTAGATGATAGATCACCCATTAATCCGGTTGCCGGAGCTGCCGTGGTTGCAATGGACGCTGCGCTGTGTTTACCCACTTTGTGGGAAGAAGTCCCCTTCACTGCTGATTTATCGCCTTGAACATCGCACACATTGGTGCTGGGGTTCCACTGGGTATTGGATGAACAACATGCATCATTTGTGCATCCCGCGGTCGCACCAGCGCCCGCAGAATCCTTCTTCTTCTTTTTACCGTGATGATGATGATGCGGGTTAATGACGGTTCCCACGCGCGACGGATCAAACTCCCACGCGTATTCGTCAAAATTCATTTTGTCGCGTCGGTTGATGTCGTGCACCGCGCCATAAATGTAGACGATGCCAACGACAATGGCTGTAATGATCATGAACCCGGCAATGTAATTGGGCAAAAATCCCATATTTGCTAAAATCGCCAAAATCAAAACTGGAATGCACATGTAAATGAAAATTTTCATGACTCCCGCCTGAGCCATGAAGCGCTTGCCGTAATACGTGTTGAGTTCAATCATGCGTTCCTTTCCGTCGCGGCTCGTTTGGATGTCCTCCATTTGCTCGCGGGCGGACTTCAATTCCGCCTCCACAAACGTTGTCATGGCGGTCAAATCCGTGGCGGCATCCCGCTTGGTGGCAAGCGATTGATTCTGAACCAGCGCAGCGGCTCCGGACGACGACAGCAGGTTTGACCGGAGCGTTTCATTTTTGTCCATTTCGTTCATTATGTTTGTGCGCTCCGTTGGATCGGTTGCGGCAGCGTACCGGCGCATTAACTCCTTTTGAGCATCCTGCAATTGTTGCACGCTGGTTAATAGCTGTTGCTGCGACGCGCTTAATGTGTCGGAGGACGCGTTCGGGTTGGCAGACATCGGTATTATTATTATTATTATTATTATGCATTATTTTATTTTTTTGTGGTGTGTCACAAATGTTTCACCGTTTTATACAACAAAAACATGGCGAATGTCCCAAAAATAAACAGCGCGTACTTTTGGCTTTCGCTGATGCGATCGCTCATTTCCAGTGCAGCGTCCATGGTGTCAAACCCCTCTTTTTGTGCGTTTGACACAAACGCGTCATACGATTTTATGTCATTTTGGAGTTTAGCCCCCGTTTCATTCATGTATGCGGTCAGGTTTGTGGCAGTGATTGCGCGTTGTTTGCCTTGGTCTACATATTTTGCGGCCGATTGCAGCAATTGTTGATTGGATGCATCCAAATTTTGAACGGTGGTTCCCAAACCGCTGACAATGCTCATGTTTTTAACTGAATTGCATGAAGCGGCGCAATCATTCAACATGTAATTGGGATTTTTTTCACATTCTCCCGAATTGGCCCAATTTGAACAGTTGGAATTTTGGTCCACGCTTGTTTGGGACCCCGATTCCGCGGACAGTTTCATGAGATCGTCCATCATCATTCGGTGATACGTCATGTGCTTGCTAATCATGCGGTTGTATTCGCGCTCGGATGCATCCAGCGCACGCGTTTCACTCGTGTTTTCCGGGATTGATTCGGCGGTTGCAGCCGGTTGATTGAGTTTCATTCCGACGGATGGATTGGATTGGATTGCTTTCTATTAAAATACAAATATATATTTTATTTTATATTTGCATTGCTTTTTCGCACCAACACACTCCATTCAATAAGTTGAATCCATGTCCGCGTTGGAGTTGGAGTTTGAAGTGAATTCATCTAAATCATTTGCGCCATTTGCGCCATTTGCGCCATTTGCGCCATTTGCGCCAAGTTCCGTTGCAATCGTGGATGGCAATTCATCCGCCGTCAAAAACCGGTACGCAAAATACGCCAATAGCAATCCGATTGCCAGCGCCACTCCAAATTTAATGCGCGATTGCAACAACAATTGCTCGGCGCTGCGTGCATCGGATTCCAATTGGGAGTGGGATTGAAGCGCCGCATTCAGGTTGGCTTCATCCGTCTTAAACTGCTGGCTCAGGGTTGAAATGTGATCTTCCTTATCGCCCCCCCCCTTTTGCGCGAACCCCTCTTTCACGGTGGAAGAGGGTATTTTCAGCGCTTCGGTCAGTGCCCCAATTTGTTGGTTCAATTGATACAACCTTTTCAAAATGGCGATCCCATTTTTCCCGCCCAGTTTGGTGAAGCCGTGCTGGGGCGTCATGGTTTGCACGTTGTCGTCCTGCGCCGACGACGCCGAGGAAGTCGGCGCCCCCGCAACCTGCCCGTAGCACATGCGCGCAAACACGCTGTTTCCGTTTGCGGGCGTGTTATACGAGGCGTTGTAATAAGTTGCGAGAGCGTACACGTGCGCGGGATCGTCGGTGGCAGCGCGTTGGCACGCTTCGGCCGAATCTTGCAGGCCCAAGAATTGCCAACTCGGGATTGACATGCCGGCCAATTGAGGCAACACTTGATTGCTGGCGGCGTTCACATTCGGCGCAACCTTCCACCCGGGTTTTTCAAACGCGGAATAATTGTAATTGAATTTGGCGGATTCGGACGTGGTTGCTGCCAGAGCGGCGGCGGTGTTCTGTCCGGCTGCCGCCCCTCCCGTGGACGGTTCGGCGCTGTTCCAAAACATGGTTTGCCCGGCGAGGGTTCCCGCATAGGACGTGCTGCCATCGGAATTCGTGGCCAGTTTTGTAAATGCAAACGTGCCAAGCGATCCCTGGCTTGTCATAACGGACGCGCTGCCCGACACGATGTCGTATGCGTTCAGCCAATACTCGGCAAAAAAACGGAACTGCAACGAGATCTCATTGACGGGGGCATAATTCACGTCCGAAAATTGAGCGTCCACCCACCCCCACGCCTGCACGTTCGTGGTTAGGTCCACCGACATCGGCGCATCGGCGGCGTTTGCCGTGCTGCTCGGCATTTGCATTGCCAGGCTGCGCCAATCGGACCCGCCCGTTCTTATCGCGATCGCGGGTATAATTGAATTCGTGACCGGATGATTGAACGTTTTGCACCACGCGTCGGTTCCCGAAGCGTTGCATGAAGTGGCGCACGCCGACAGCATGTAGCCGGGATTTTTTTCACATTCTCCCGAATCGGCCCAACTCGCGCAGTTGGAATTTTGGTCCGCGCTCGGCTGTGAGGACGGACAGCTGGGCAAGGCCGACGGCAGCTCCTTCACGGGAGCGACTCCATCCGCATTGGCACCGTAGAGCAAGCACTTGTTCGGGTTGCAGTCAATTCCGCATCCGGATTTGGAATACAGGGCATACGCGCAGGCATCGGTGTCCACGCACGACTTGAAACACGCGTCTTCGGTTCCATTGGACGGAAAGGGGGACGCCGGGGTCAAATTGTTTTTGAATTCGTTCGGATTCACGATGTTGAACGGATATTTGCGCTGCCCTAGTTTGGTCGCCTCGGCTTCCACCTGCTGCAAATAAGTTTTATAGAGCTGTTTGTAATTGGCAACGAGGTGATTCAATGTTGCAACATGTTTCTGAGTTTTTACTAAATCTGTAGTGGGGGGTGGCGACGTTGTTGCCGACGTTGTCATTGATTTACGCGCGCAGGTGCTATATTAATCAAGATATTATATTTTCCCCATGCAACTTCATTCACCCGCATTCCCCTGCATTCATACATAGTGAATGCGAATGACGGGTCCCGATCCAGACCCAGGCATAAAGTTGGACACATTGGACGACACGTCGGGCAATCTCATGCCATCAATCCACCTAGCCACATACACCACCGCTGCACCCACAAACAAAATGAGAATGACCCAGCCAATCACTTGACCCGCGGTGGTTGCCGTGTCGGATGTCAGATTATTTATTGTGATCACCAGCACTAATACGGCAATTATTAATAGCACGATGAATTCATACATGTAAGACCGTCGCATTTGTGCGGTGTATTCGTATTGCGCGTTCAACGTGTCGTCCAAATTGGATGGGAAATTGGATGTCATTTTATTTTCAAATTTCAATGTATATTTTCCAATTATTTTAATTTTAGTATCATATCATTATTGTATTGGCTGTGCTGCTTGTGTTGTTGTTGGTTGTGCGTACAGGGTGTTCTTCAGCTGTGCCGCTTTTAGTTTTGCATCTCCCAATACGGTGGAGTCCGGTCTGCCCACCGTTTGCAAAACAAAATAAGAAACCACGGCAATGCCCGCCACCAAATAAACGATGCGAGCAATGCTGTACGCGTATGCCGCGTGTTCAATGTTGCGAGCCTCTGCGACCATGGAAATTTGATTTGGGGAGGGGGGGGGATCCACCGCAATTGCATTCGGCGTCATTAGCGCATCTTTCGCGCTTCTTTTTGCCAGCATTGCATTCAATTTCACGTTGGCATTGGTGGATTCGTTCGTCTTGGTTTCATGCTGTTCCAGCTCTTTTTCAACCCCGGCTTGAAATGCAAACATGCGGCGATACAGTGCGGTTAAGTTTGATTCCATTTTGTCATAGTCGTTCATGGCAGACGGCAATTGCGGGTTCGCCTTGTGATTTGCATACACTGCGGGGTACTTCTCCATGATTGCATAAAAATGGGTTTTTATGTCCGACAACTCGTTCACATCCGTTGTCGTCGCCGTCATGCTAAATATAAACCGATAAACTACACAAATAAATATACAAAAATATACACATATGCACATATTTTTATTGGGTTGCCCCCCACCCCCTATTTGGTGGTGCAAATTCGGTAATACGGGGTGCTGACCGCGGTTTTGCTGAATCGCTCAATGTGGCACACTTGCCCCGGACGCATGCCGATTGCCATGGCAACCGGGTCGTACCGTGAAATGTTGGGCAGCATGTCCGGGGTCGCAATGTTGTATTTCTCCATCATTGTCTGGGTTTCTTGCTCCGTCATGATGCGGTGTTTGGGCACGTAGGTGTGCTCCAGTATGTTGAATTGCAGCCGATCCAAGCTGAATATCACCATGTGAATGCCGTCCTGTTCCCATATTTGATTCAGCACCGCAATGTTGGTGTCGTTCATTTCGGATTTCATCACGATGATGAGCGAATCGGTCTTGGACAGCGTTTTTTCTAAATGATACAAGTCGTCCACGCATTCGGTGATGTTGTCGCGGCGCAACGGTTTTCCCAAATGGTATTTGACGTACGCCTTTTGCCCTGACTCTTTCACCACCAGCATGTCCAGCTGCTTGTTCGTGTTCATGGCGTGCACTTCGTTCATTCCGAAGTTCTCGTACTGGCTCACGTCGTAGCCCTGCGCTTTCAACAAGCACAGCAAGTTGGTGCGTGATTTGTAAATGGCGGTAATTGTGCCACTGGCATTTCCTGATAAAATGGCGGCAGAAGCGGCGGCAGCGGTGGTCATCAAAATGACTGGAATAACTGACTGGAATGAGGTATAGTTAATGTTAATTGTGGTTGATATATTTAATTCAATTTTTAAATTAAATATATGGGAAATGCACAAAA